TAACACAGCAAGCATAATGGCAGGATTTACTTACGATAATTTGGTAACTGATATTAGAAACTACACAGAGGTAGATGCTAACGTATTAACTGCAGCTATTATTAATAGAATTATTGAAGATGCAGAATTTAGAATTTTAAGAGATGTTCCAATTGATGCTTATAAAAAAGAATCAGTTGGAAGTTTGGTGGTTGGACAAGAAACAATAAATGTTCCTGCTAAAACTTTATTTGTAAAAAGTGTGCAAGTATACGACTCTACATCAGCTACTACAGGTGCAAACACTTTTTTAGAAAAAAAAGATATGTCATATTTACAAGAATATGTACCATCTACAGAATCTACAGCTAGAGCAAAACCAAAATATTATGCTATGTTTGGTGGTGCAACAGGTGTAAGTGACACTACATCAGGTAGATTAGCTTTAGCCCCTGTTCCAGATGCTACTTATAAATTTAAAATTCATTATGAGGCCATTCCTGATGGATTATCTAGCTCAAATACAACGACCTATGTAAGCCTATACTTTCCAAATGGCTTATTATATGCATGCCTTGTAGAAGCATATGGGTTTTTAAAAGGACCTATAGATATGTTGACACTATACGAAAATAAGTATAAACAAGAAGTAGAGAAGTTTGCTGCAGAACAACTCGGTAGACGTAAAAGAGACGACTACACAGACGGAACTGTACGTATACCTATACCTTCAGCAAGACAATAGGAGATAAATTATGGCAATATCATCGGCAATTTGTACAAGTTTTAAACAAGAGATTTTAGTTGGAACACATAATTTTACTGCGTCTAGTGGTAATACTTTTAAAATAGCTTTATTTACAAGTTCAGCTTCTTTAGGTGCTGCAACAACTGCATACTCAACATCAAACGAAATTACAAACACAGCAGGTTCTGCATACTCTGCAGGTGGTGCAACACTTACTTCAGTTACTCCAACAACAGATGGAACAACAGCTGTTTGTGATTTTGCAGACGTAAGTTTTACTTCTGCATCTTTTACAGCGAATGGTTGTTTAATTTATAATTCTTCACAATCTGACAAAGCTGTTGCTGTTATCGCATTCGGTGGTGACAAAACAGTATCTAGCGGAACATTTACAATTCAATTTCCAACAGCAGACGCAAGTAACGCAATCATCAGAATAGCATAGGAGGCCACCCATGTCGGTGACTTCAGGATGGGGCCGGTTAACCTGGGATCAGGCTAACTGGGGCGACGCTGTAACTTTAAAAACAGGTTGGGGTGCACAAGCCTGGGATGGTGAAGGTGGTTGGGGAGATCTCTCTGATCAAACAATTACACTTGATGGTCAATCTTTAACTACAAACGTTGGATCTCTTACAGCACAGATAAATTTTTCAGGAGAACTATCAGGTCAAGAAACAACATCTTCTGTTGGTTCTCTTTCAGTACAAGTAGATTTTTCAGGAACTTTATCAGGTCAAGAAGCAACATCTTCTGTTGGTTCTTTAATAACTGAAGTAGGTTATGAATTATCAGGTCAATCAGCTACTTCATCTACAGGTTCTTTAACAACAGAAGTTGCATACACAATATCAATTGGATCTGGTTCAGGTGATTTTATGCAATCTAGACATGGTGATGTTGATGTTGCTTTAGAAGAGGTTGTAGTTCCAACAGGACAAGAATCAACTTTTGCAACACCTACATTATCTTACACAGGAACTTTAGTTGGTTGGGGTAGAGATGAATGGGGTGATTTAAGTTGGGGTGAGTCGCCAAATCAAGTTATAGGTTTAGTTGGCATTGCAGCAACTGCAAGTGTAGGATCAATATCACCAGCAGATTCTGTTGGTTTATCCGGACAAGAATCTACTACAAGTATAGGAAGCACAACTATAAAACTTGATTCTACTCCTGATATTGCAGGTCAAGAAGCTACAGCAAGTGTTGGAACACCAACATTAGAATTTGCATATGCATTATCTGGTCAAGCAGGAACTTCAGCGGTTGGAACACCAACATTAAAATTTGCATACGAATTAGATGGTCAATCTACAACAACATCTGTTGGTTCTATAGAAATTGGAAGCGTAGAGCTTATAAATGTTACTGGTGTTTCTGCAACTTCAACTGTAGGATCAATATCACCTGCAGATGTTATGGGATTAACTGGTCAAGCAGCTACCACAGCTACAGGTTCTTTTACCGTTGCTGATGTAGTCCAGGGTTTAAATTTAGATCAAATTACATCAAGCACAGGACTGCTTGGAATAGAGGCGTTAGCTCCTGTAGATATAGGATCAAATACTTCTTATAGCGATGTTTCTACAGGTAGTAATTCTAGCATTGCAGCAGTTGACACTGGTTCAAATACATCGTATAGTGATGTCTCAACAGGATCGAACAGTTCGATATCCGATGTTGCAACAGGATCAAATACAAGTTATAGTGACGTCGCATAGGAGATAAAAATTTATGGCATCAACTTACACACCTTTAGGAATAGAACTTCAAGCAACTGGTGAAAACGCCGGTACATGGGGAACAAAAACTAATACTAATTTACAACTTATCGAACAAATTTCTGGTGGGTTTACTCAACAAGATATCGCTGGTGGAGCACAAACAACTGCATTATCAGTTTCTGATGGATCAACTGGTGCTGTCATGGCTCACAGAATGATTGAGTTTACAGGAAGTATTTCTGGAAATCAAATTGTAACAATTCCAAACGATGCACAAAATTTTTATATTTTAAGAAATTCAACTTCAGGATCACACACAGTTCAATTTAAATATGCAACTGGTTCAGGATCCACGTTTACTTTTTCTGCAACAGATAAAGGTGATAAAATAGTTTTTGCAGCAGCAGATGATGGAACTAATCCAAACATAAAAACTCTTGCAATCGGAACTGGTATAGCAAATGTTGTTGAAGATACTACACCACAATTAGGTGGTAATTTAGATGCTAATGGAAATAACATTTTAATAGATAATGGAAATTTTATTGGTGACGAAAATGGTTTAGAGCAAATAAAATTTGTTACAACTGCATCAGCAGTCAACGAATTTTCTGTTACAAATGCTGCAACAGGTAATGCACCTGGTCTATCAGCGACTGGAGGAGATTCTAACATAGATGTAGCAATTATTCCAAAAGGAACTGGTGAAACTAAAATTGGAACAGGAGCTGCAGCAGCAACTCTAACTTCAAGTGGTGCGCATGATCTTGTTCTAGATACAAACTCAGGAACAAACTCTGGAAATATTACAATAACAGATGGTGCTAATGGTAATATTGATGTTACAACAAATGGAACAGGATACATTAAATTTAATGATCTAGCTTATATTCCACAACAAGCATTAACATCATCATCAAATGCAGTAGCTTGGGATGTTCAGGCTAAGCCAAACGCATATCATTTAACAACAGAAAACACTACATTCTCTGCACCAACTAATTCAGTTGAAGGTTCATTTGTTTGTTTAGAAATTAATTACGATGGCTCACACACAATAGCTTTTAATACTGTATTTGAATTTGCAGCGTCAACAGCTCCAACGTTTACGTCAGCAGATGGAAAAACTGACATTTTAGTATTTCGATATAACGGAAGTGTTTGGCAAGAAGTAGGTAGAACATTAAATTTAAGTGAGAGTTAAAATATGTACGCAATAGTAGAAGATAATAATATTACACAATATATTAATTTTCCTAAATCAGTAGTGATAGGAGATGTAAGATACCCAGCTAAAATTTTTGAACTTTGGACTACTGCTGAAAAAGAAGCAATAGGAATTTACGAAATAGTAGTAGATAAAACAAACTACAAAGACCCAGCATATTACAATAATACAAATTCAACTTACACATTTGCAAATAATCAAGTTACTGAATCTTGGGGAACTGCAACACCTAAAAGATTAAATGATGAAAACGCAGTAGATGAAGATGGTAATAATATTTTAGATGCTGATGGAAACCAAGTAATTAACTATGGTTTAAAAACTGAAAAGAAAAGAATTGTAAAACAACAAGCATCAGGTTTGTTAGCACCAACAGATTGGTATGTAGTCAAAGCTAGTGAAGTTGCTGATTATAATGTTCCTAGTAATATCACAACATTTAGAGCAGATGTTAGAACTAAATCAAATGAAATGGAAACTCAAATAGATGCTTGTACTACTGTTGATGAACTAAAAGCATTATACACATACACAGAACAAGAAGACGGAACGGTAACAAGACCTTTAGCAGAATTTCCTAAAGAGGTTGTTTAATGTCACTACTTATACCTGGAACTAACTCCATAAAAGACACAGGATATAATGTTGCTAACTCTGTTAGATTAAACAATGCTGATAATGCTTATTTTTCACAAACACCAAGCACTTCAAGTGGAACGACTTTTACATATTCAATGTGGATTAAAAGAGGAAACATTGGATTAAATGGTTATTTAATTAGAATGGTTGCCGCTGATAATTCAGAAGCAGATTTAGTAATTGAAAGTGATAAAATTAGAATACAAGAGTATGAAGGAGTAAGTGGTACTAATAAGTGGAAATATATAACTAATAGATTATTTAGAGACCCATCTGCTTGGTATCATATTATGTATGTTGTTGATACAAATAATGGAACTGCATCAGATAGAGTTCAACTTTATATTAATGGTGTAAGAGAAACTAGCTTTTCTACTGCAACAAATCCATCATCAGGTGCTACAAGTTGTTTATCTAAAGGAGAAGCAAGAACTTTTGGTGGAAAGGCAAGTGCTGGTTCTTTTGATGGATACATGGCAGAATGTGTATATGTAGATGGAACTGCAAAATCTACTACAGACTTTGGAGAATTTGACGAAGATACAGGAATATGGAAACCAATTGATGTCAGTAGTATGTCATTAGGAAGTAATGGTTGGTATTTAGATTTTGAAGACAGTTCTTCTTTAGGAAATGATGCCTCAGGCTCTAATAATTGGACATCAAATAATTTAACTAGCATAGATCAAACTACTGATACTTGTACTAATAATTTTTGCACACTTATGTCAAATACTCCTAGTGCAGCTAATTTTACTTTAAGTGAGGGAAATTTAGTTGCTAGTAAATCAGGTGCTACCACCATTGGTTTGTATGGCTCATCAATTATGCTTACAAAAGGGAAATGGTATTATGAAAGTAAAATAACTGATTTAGGAAGTGGAGATAGAAGTAGAATGGGTGTAGCGGCTTATGAAAGTGTAACAGGAACAAGCTCAATACAAGGCAGTTACTCAGGTTTTGAGTTTACAGGTACAACATCAGGTAGATTTTCAATAACAGTAAATGGCTCAACTACAGAAATTGATGGATTTAATAGTTATGCTCAAGACGATATTATAATGTGGGCTATAGATATGGATAATACAAAATTATATATTGGTAAAAATGGAGATTGGTTTAACTATTCTTCTGCTAATACAGGAGGTGACCCCACATCTGGAAGTGGTTGGGTAACTAATAATGCAACAGCTTTAGCCGCACCATTAACTGTAGGTTATGTAGGTCATGCTGCAGGAGTTTCAGATAGCACAGAAGTAAAAATTAATTTTGGCAATCCACCTTATGCAATCTCATCAGGAAATAGTGATGAAGAAGGATTTGGAAATTTTGAATATGCTGTTCCATCAGGATATTTTGCATTATGCACCCAAAACTTAGCGGAGTATGGATAATGGCCTACACTACGATTGATAACCCAACAGATTATTTTAATACTGTTCTTTATACAGGAGATGGAACATCATCAAAAGCTGTAACAGGAGTTGGATTTCAACCAGATTGGGTGTGGTTAAAAGCAAGAAGTGCTGCATATTCACATCAACTATTTGATGTAGTAAGAGGTGCAACAAAACTTTTAACATCAGAAGCAACAGATGCTGAGCAAACTTTATCAGGTGTTACTTCATTTGATAGTGATGGATTTACTGTAGGCTCAGATGCTGGAAGTAATAATAACACAACAACATTTGTATCATGGAATTGGTTAGCTGGTGGCTCTGCATCATCAAACACAGATGGAAGCATAACCTCAAGTGTTTCTGCAAATACTACTGCTGGATTTAGTATTGTGTCTTATACAGGAAATGGAGTGTCAGGTGCAACGATTGGTCATGGTTTAGGTTCAAAACCAAGATGGATTGTAGCAAAAATGAGAGATTCAGCAAATAATTGGCTAGTTCAACATGGTTCATTAGGTGCAACAAAAAGACTTCTTTTAGATACAACTCTTGCAGAATCAACACAACCATTTTGGGGTAATACAGAGCCTACATCAGATGTATTTTCAGTTGGAAGTGTAGATTTAGTAAATCAAAGTGGCAACACTTACATAGCCTACTGCTTCGCAGAGAAAAAAGGCTACTCAAAATTTGGAAGCTACACAGGAAATGGAAATGCAGATGGCCCATTTATTTACACAGGATTTAAACCAGCTTGGGTTATGATAAAACCAAGTTCTTATGCAAACTCATGGTTGTTACTAGATAATAAAAGACCTGGATTTAATGTTACAAACGATAGATTAGAAGCAGATGGAAATGGTGCTGAAAATGATAGTATAGATCATGCAGATTTTTTATCAAATGGTTTTAAAATTAGAACAAGTAACGCACACCCAAATAATAGTGGTGGTACACTTATTTATGCGGCATTTGCAGAATCACCTTTCGTCTCATCTTCAGGAATCCCAACAACAGCGAGGTAATTCCCATGCTACAAAAAATAGGATTTCAACCAGGATTCAACAAACAGATTACAGAAACCACAGCCGAAGGACAATGGGTTGATGGAGATAATGTAAGATTTAGATATGGCACTCCTGAGAAAATAGGTGGTTGGTCACAATTAGGTGAAGATAAAATGACTGGTGCAGCAAGAGCCTTGCATCATTTAGTTAATAAATCTGGTAACAAATACGCTATCATTGGAACAAACAGAATTTTATACGCTTACACAGGTGGTGTATTTTATGACATACATCCAATTAAATCTACAACTACATTAACAAGTGCATTTACTACAACGAATGGTTCTACGTCAGTTACAATAACTTTTAGTGGCGACCATAATATTGCAGCTAACGATATTATATTGTTAGATAACTTTTCTACAATCACAAACTCTGATTTTGTTGCAGCTGATTTTGATGATAAAAAATTTATGGTTACATCTATACCATCATCTACGACTTTAACTATTACCATGCCATCAGCTGAAACAGGTTCAGGTGCAACAACATCTGGTGGTATTAGAGTACAGCATTATTATCCAGTTGGTCCTGCAGAACAATTACCAGGTTTTGGTTGGGGACTTGGTCAATATGGTGGAACAGTGTCTGGAGAAGCAACAACAACTTTAAATGGTGCTTTATTAGATGACACAGCAGGCACAGGAGGATCTGGAACATCTATCACATTAACTGATGCCTCTCAGTTTCCAGGCACAGGAACAAACTTTATACAAGTTGGTAATGAAGAAATATCTTACACAGGAAAAAGTGGAAACACTCTTACAGGTATTACAAGAGCAGTTAGAAACTCAACTAGATCGGCGCACTCTGATGGTGCAACAGTTACAAATAGTTCTGATTATATCGCATGGGGTGAGGCTGCATCTGGAGACTTAGTTGTTGATCCAGGTTTATGGAGTATTGATAACTTTGGAGATAAAGTTATTGCACTAATACATAATGCAGAAGTTTTTGAATGGGACTCAAATGCAACAGGAGCTACAAATACAAGAGCAACAATTATATCTGGTGCACCAACAGCGTCACGTGATATGTTGGTATCTACACCAGATCGTCACTTAGTATTCTTTGGAACAGAAACAACTATTGGTGATCAAACTACACAAGATGAAATGTTTATAAGATTCTCTGATCAAGAAGATATAAATACTTATACACCTACAGCAACCAACACAGCTGGTACACAAAGATTAGCTGATGGATCAAGAATTGTAGGTGCAGTTAGAGGTAGGGACGCAATTTATGTTTGGACAGATACGTCATTGTTTACTATGCGTTTTATTGGTTCACCTTTTACTTTTGGTTTTTCACAAGTTGGTACAAACTGTGGATTAATTGGACAGAATGCTGCAATTGAAGTTGATGGTGCTGCGTATTGGATGTCAGAGAATGGTTTTTTTAAATATGCTGGTAGTCTAGAATCTTTATTATGTTTAGTAGAAGACTTTGTATATAACGATTTAAATACAACTGCAGGTCAATTAATTAATGTAGGTCTAAACAATCTATTTGGTGAAATAACTTGGTTCTATTGCACAGAAAGTTCAACGGTAGTTAATAGATGCGTAACTTATAATTATTTTGATTCTAGTCCACAAAGACCTGTATGGACAACAGGGACACTAGCTCGGGGAACATGGCAAGACTCAGCGGTATTTGGTTTACCACACGCAACTTCTTATGACGCAGATAGTAATAATTCTTACGATGTAGTTGGTAATACAGATGGATGTACAATTTATTACGAACATGAAAAAGGAACCGATCAAGTTGCAGAAGGAACTACTACAGCTATCACTGCTAATATTGAATCTGGAGATTTTGATATTACAGCGCAAAGATCTCAATTAGGTCAAACAACTGGTGGTGCAACATTTAGAGGTGATGGTGAATTTATTATGAAGATTAGAAGATTTGTACCTGACTTCATATCACAAACAGGAAACACACAAATAACTTTACAATTACGTAATTATCCAAATGATAGTTATGCAAGTTCATCATTAGGTCCCTTTACAATTAGCTCATCTACTAGTAAAGTAGATACTCGTGCAAGAGCTAGAG